AACAGCTTCCTTATTTTTAAGCTTAGCGACTACTTAGTGACATGCATTTAAAGTAAGGGAGGCCTTTCGGCCTTCCTTACTTTAAAGCGTCACTGGTATCTTGGAACTTATCTATTGACGGCGCGTCTTTCCACGACGAGTACGACGAGCACGACGCGTCTTACCACCGGCCTGTCCTGTTAGTGTAGGCGCGTTCATCAGAAGCTTCACTCCAGTAGTCTTGTAGTCATTTATGATGTCTAAAGTTGGTGTTAAGAATGCAGCGTAAAACTTCGGATTGCTCTTTGTAAAGTCGTGAAAATCATCTCCAATGTCAGCATAATGTTTAACTGCTTTTATATCAGCTTCGGCAGCCGCCGCTTCATCTTTAGATAAAAGTGTTAACTCTGTACCTAACTGGAAAATATAGCGGTTAACATCCTTCGGCTTTGATACGTTGTAAAAGTTGGTACGACTCGTATTGGCAAGAACCGAATTCTTGTATACCTGATTGCCACCAACATATTGAAGAGGTAACATCGCATAGCGAACGAAAGGCTGGATAACCTTTACATGCACCCTCACGCCATTGAACTTTCCATAGGTTAGACTCTTTGCAATATTCATTGCCGTGTCTTTTACACAGTAGTCAGCGGCAAGTCCAACAACGAAAACGGTATGTGTTCCAGATGTCTGTCCAGGGAACAAATCGCTTACCTTAAACGCCATTCCCAACTGATTCTTGATATTTTCATAAGTACAATCAGTATATTCTGTATTAAATTTCTTGTCTTTATTATCATAGTGTTGAACTCCAGTAAACGGAAAGTTATCAAGTTTCTTAGCATCATCTGTTAAGTAAAATCCGCCTGTATGCTCATGTTCGTCTTTACATTTACCTAACTCGCGACGCTTAAGATAGTCATCCTTTTTGTATTGTGCAGCTCCAAACGAATCTACATCAGCACGGCAACCTTTGAAAATAACATCCATATTCTTGCACTTTCTAGCAACAGATACAATATGGGGATGAAGTGCAGCACCAATATGATTGATTACGCAGTGGGCAGGGAACGGCCCACCCTCCTCAGCAAAAGAGCAATGCTTCGCGGGGTGATTATCTCTCGTAAAGATAATCTTTGAAAACTTTGCTTCATTATTATTAATGAAACTAATCAAGTCGGGGAGCATACTAAGGCCGTTTGCCACTGAAAAACGACCAAACTTATCCATAGCTTTGGCTGGAGGGCTATCAGGCGGCGGAAGAATAAAATCATTCTGCATATCAATCACCATGAGCGATGCCGTGTTTGTAGGCGATACATTCATCGTTAAAGACTCCTCAAGAACAGATTTTCCAGTCGCAGACTTCCGTAAATAGTGATTGTAAAAAGGGAGCGTATCACCTTTATTAATCGTAGCAGTCCACGCGTGTGACATTTCTACTTATACGCAATATTTACTCCCTTGTCATCTTGCGGCTTTTTACCACCGCCCCGCCATCATCGAATACGGATCCACTTTCTGTTCTTGCTTCTCCGCTTTTTCCTTTGGGGGCGGAGGCGGCGGTGGCATCGGCCCAGCCGTATTCATCAAATATGGAAGAGCATAGACCGCGACACCCACGATACCGAACAAAAGAACCGGTGAGAACTCCTTGTACAGCATCGCCAACGTAGCCACGACAATCATGAACGTTGCAGACGCACCTAGAGCACGCGCACCATTCTCCTTGCCGTAGCGCTTCAGAAAGTCAATCACCTGATTTTTGCCGCTCGGAACATTGGAAACAACTCCAACATAAAAGATGAGATCATGAACCATTTGGACTCCCAGAAGAATGGCAACAAAGACAAGCGGAGACCAGACCTTGCCACCGGAAGTGTAGAAGGAATAGGCGAATCGGGCAACCTCAAAAAGAACTACAACGAGTACGACAATCACTACGACGGCCTCAAGTCCCAGCGTATCAAAGAACGAGTTCAGAGTCGTTCCGCCAACGCCTCCAAACTTGTTGAGCGCGAGAACCGCATCGAGGCTGACGACGCTTGCCGCAGCAACATAGGTCAGGTCAGCGAGTTCCTTGTAATCACCGATGTTTCCGAGCTTCATATACTCCTTTTGTTCAACGTAGCCGCCTTCCATCTATTTGGCGACTTTAAAATAGGTTGCAGAGTTAAAACAATGTGGGCCTGCTACTTTCTCGCAACCACGGCAGCCCCTATCAAAACCTACATTGGTGCAACAGTCGATGTCGACCGTCGCCTCCGACAGCACAACAGTGAAATCAAGGGCGGCGCGAAACGGACAACCGCGGTTTCTATTCATCGCGGCCCCGCCGCATGGAAACGTATGTGCCACGTCGTCGGATTTCCTGACCAGCACGCATGTCTTCGGTTCGAGTGGTGGTGGAAGTTCGCATCTCGGAAGTTAGAAGGAAACCCTATTGAAAAAAGAACACAGGCCCTGCAAAACTTGCTCGGCCTGGACGAGTGGCAGGGGCTGGAGGTGGTCTGGGAAGAATAAAATAGCCCCTCCGAGTAGCATGAGAAATGACTTCTGACTCTGACGTAATCGGCTACGTAGCCGCCTCCGTATCAATACTCGCATTTGGAAGCCAGTTTATTCACACTCTTACAACAAAAACAACAGCTGGACTTAGTCTCCAGCGTTCTACCCTCGACATCGTTAGCTTGGTTATCTGGTTAGGATACGCAGCTAGAGTGGATGATATTCCCCTTCTAGCTGCGACGGCCACAGAACTTTTTACAAGCGTCGCTGTCTTTGCCATCATTGTTAAATCGCGGATGTTTGTATTTTCCGCTGTGAAAGATTTTACTCCACCGGCCACGCCGCCCACGGATCCAACGTCTCTTGAACACACAATTATTGAAGTTCGACCGCGCCGCGCATCCGTTTAAAAGGGTAGTTATAAAAATAAATATATGGTCGAACCCCTTTACCAACGATATGCTACCTATACGAGTTCAGTTGTAGATACAGATGAGTTCGCACGATTCAAATCGAATGAGAACTACATCTATATGCTTGAACACGTTAATCTAGTACAAGGTAGACAGTATCTGGGCCTTATCCAGCGGGAAACGAAGATTTCTGATGAAGATATTCGCGCCTTTTCTGCGGCAAATGATGCGGTGGGTAGTCCGAAGCAAGAATCCTTCACAGTTGGAGTTCTATCTCCGAGCAACCTACGGTATCTATTTCAGGCTCATCTCATCTTAAAACATATGAAAGAGCTGGGTGAACTGACGCCTCGTATTGTGGAGGTGGGGGGTGGGTACGGAGGCCTGTGTCTTGCAATCAACTTTCTGTGTGACCGTTTCGGTGTGAAGCCGCAGTCCTATACGATTGTAGATCTCGAGCCAGCGTCGAAGCTGCAGGCTAGATTTCTGAGCTCATTTTCGCTCTCCTACCCCGCTGAGTTTGTTATAAGCGACACATATGGAAAGGATATTCCGTATGAGGGCATGTTTTTTATCAGCAACTACTGTTTTAGTGAAATCTCGAATCACCACCAACGTGGATACATCGTTCATCTTTTTCCGAAAGTAGCCCATGGATTTATGGCGTGGAATAACATTCCCATCTATGATTTCGGATTTAGAAAGAAGGTCGAAACGGAATATCCGCTGACGGGTGGGGCGAATAAGTATGTGTGGTTTTAAAGAGAATATAAAAATATTTGTGAGAAAGATGTTCTATCTCACAACTATACTATTAAAGTTTCACAAATATGCTATTAAAGTTACATGTCATACACTATACGAATAAAATATAGATATGACTGTAATAACGTACTGCATTTAGTTGGAGTACGCGAGGCCGCCCATGCCAGACATCACGCGGAGAACGTTGTAGTTCGTCGCGAAGACGTAGACCGTGGATGAAACCGCCGTGCCAACCGCGTTGTTGGACACCGTGAGGAGCAGCGTGGTGTTGTCAATGCGCGACAAGTTGCACGTGCCGCTGGGCTGGTGCTGCTCCGGCTGGAGGGCGAAGGAGTACACGTTGATGCCCTGGGCGGGGATGTTCGTGTGGTGCTGGTAAGGCTGCACCTCGTTGAAGTAGCGGCCCTCGCGCATCTGGAATCTGTCGTGGCCGTTGAGCTGGATGAGCGCCGTGACAACCGGGTTCTTGCCGGCCATGCCCTCGACGCGCGTGACGGAGTAGCCCGACTCCAGGACTGACCGGTCCCACCAGTCGCTGAAGTTGAACGGCTGCTGACCCTTCCACGGGTTGATCGTGACATCGTCGCAGGCGACGAAGGAGTCACGCTGGACAACCCACACGAGCTCCTTGCACGGGTGGTTGAAGTTGAGCTTGAGCTTGTTGGCTGAGCTCGTGATGGACTCGCCGCCCGTGAACTGGAGGGTCTCGATGAGGTACTCGTGGGAGACCTGGGCGAACTTGCGGCGCTCGTCCGTGTCGAGGTAGATGTAGTCCACATAGAGGGAGGCCGCCTGGAGGTTGGCCGCCGCAACACGGTCGCGGATCGTGTGGTAGTTGGACGTGATCTGCGGCGTAACCTCCCAGCAGAGGTTGCGGAGGTCGTTGAACTCGAGGTTGATGCGGACCTCGTGGTACTGGAGCGCGATGAGCGGCAGCGCCAGGCCCGGGTTGCGGCAGAACCAGAACTGGAGCGGGATGTAGAGCGTGTACGCCGGAGCGCAGTTGACCTGCTCCTCCGTCGTGTTGGGCTCGCCGCCCGCGCAGTCATCGTCGCACGGCTCGCCGCCCTGGACGAGGAGGTTCGTCAGAACCGGCACGTTGCCAACCATCTTGGCGTAGCCGGCCTGCTTGCCCGGCTCCTGCGTGAGCTCATTCCAGATGTGGAGCCAGTTGCCGTAGTGCTTGTCGATGCGCTGGCCGCCGATCTCGATCTCAACGCTCTTGACGAGGTTGTGGCCGACCCAGTTGAGCCAACGGAACTGCGCACCAGAGCCGTCCGCCGTCTGGAGCGCGACGCTCGGGAGCGTCGCCTGCAGGTAGATACGGTGGATCAGGTCGCCGTTGCGCTGGATCGTGCACGTGACGCGCTTGCCGAAGCCAGGGGAGCCGTTAAACGGGTTCTCGATGGACTCCATGGCGAAGTTGGTGTGGCGGCGGTACACCACCTTGAAGAACGTGATCTGGGGGTTGCCCGTGAGGTAAACATCCTGCGCACCGTACGCGACGAGCTGCATAAGACCACCACCTGTCATTTTTTATAACTCTTAGGAAGAAAATAATTTGGCCAAAACCAAGATTTTTTTGAGGCTGGTCTTAAGATCTAGAAATGGCCTGCCGGGGATAGTTGTTTTTTGGCGTCCGCCGCGGGTTCAGTGTCCTGCCTAAAAAGAGATACAAACCCACAATAGAATGTCGCAGGGTGCCTTCTTCAAGATACGACCAACAAAACGGAGTAATCCTGAAGCGAGAACTACCCTAGATACGCTCCACCAGGTGCAAATAACTAAGATATTAGAAAAAGAAAGTCAACTGGAGGAGGTTAGAACTAAACTGGAATCAATGAAAAAGAAGTCATCCGAAAGCAAAGATGATATTGAATATACCGTTTACCAACAGCAGATTCAAGATGCAGAGAAAGAGTTAGAGAAACGGGAAAGTAAATCCGAGCTGTTTGATTATTACCTGGAGACGGGAGAAATCTTGTACAGATATTATGAAATCCAAGATAAAATCTCGCAGGGGATTGAGGCTGCGCCGAAGAAATCTGGAAACCGTGCCATGCCTGGAAGTATTCTGGCTGCACTCGATAATGCGGCGAAAACGGAAGTAGTTGAGACAACTCGCTCAATACCCTATGGAGAGACTCTGCGACGTGATAAGTTGTTGGAACAGTATCTGTTAAAAATCGACCCTGAGCATGCGCGTGTGGCCAATCAGATTGACCACGACCCCTATGGAGAGTGCGCCAAGTGCGAGAAGGAGATGATTTTCAGCGCGAACGAGGCCCTGTTTACATGTCCCTTCTGCGGATATCAAGAGTTCGTGTTGATTGACTCGGACAAGCCGAGCTACAAGGATCCTCCTCGCGAGGTTTCCTACTATGCCTATAAGCGCATCAACCATTTCAATGAATGGCTAGCCCAGTTCCAGGCGAAGGAAAGCACAGAGATTCCCACGGAGGTCTATGACGCGATTCTGCTCGAGCTCAAGAAGGAGCGCATCATGGATTATCGGACACTGAAGCCGGCCAAGATTCGCGAGATTCTGAAGAAGCTGAAGTTCAACAAGTATTATGAGCACGTTCCGCATATTATGAACCGTCTGAACGGACAGAATGCGCCGGTGATGAGCCGTGAGATTGAGGAGAAGCTGCGCTACATGTTCAAGGAGATTCAGCCATCTTTCCAGAAACATTGCCCGAAGGACCGTAGCAACTTCCTTTCGTATTCGTATGTCCTGTACAAGTTCTGCGAGCTGCTGGAGCTGGACGAGTATCTACCGTCGTTCCCCCTGCTGAAGAATCGCGACAAGCTCTATGTGCAAGATAAAATCTGGCAGAAGATTTGTGAGGATTTGAGCTGGGAGTTTATCCGGTCTATATAAAATTGATATGTAGCCGCTGGCACCGTCATGTAATGAACCTCTTTATTCTATACGCAAATCCAAAGGAGGCCGCGCAAGCCCATGCAGATAAACATGTCATCAAGATGATTCTTGAAACGTGTCAGATGCTCTATACTGCGCACTGGACTTCGGCGTATCCGGGGCTTGTGATTAAGACAAAGAAAGGGCTGACTCCTCCTAGCAAGATGGCAACGGCGCCAACAAAAAAGGATAGCAATACGAGGGGCTATACCTTCGCACACATTAACCATCCATGTACGAAATGGATTCGCGCATCTCTAGAGAACTATGTATTTGCATGCGAGCTCGGTGTGGCGTTGGGCGAGGAATACACGTATCGATGGGGGAAGACGCATGCCTGTGCGGAGCATGTGGCGTGGCTGAAAGAGAATCCACCTGCTTTGAAATCGAAGGGGCTCACTCCCTTTGCCGTTGCGATGGATGATAAATATAAGAATAGTCCCGATGCCATTGAATGTTATCGCAACTATTATTTGACAGCTAAGAAGGATAAGGGCCTTCTACATTATACGCGGCGTGAAGCTCCTATGTTTGTCCGTTTACAGACGCGCACCGGGGAATCCTACGAGGTTCGCGCCGATACCGAAGCCGGCACCCTGGCGAGCTGACATGCCGATGCTCGGCGAGACAACGTCAAGGATGGCAAAGACGGCCGCGGCGACCACGCCGAGGGAGAGGATCTCATCCAGCGGCAGCGAGCGGCGCGGGATGAAGAGGGCCGCCGCAGCGACAAAGAGACCCTCGACGAAGTACTTGATCACACGGTTCACGATTTCAGAGGTGGCGTCCATGTCTTATATTTCTTCTATAGATTTTTTTATTGCGATGCGTTTATTCATCTAAAGGAATCGTCCGAGGTCTAGTAGAACAATGGCCGAGCGCGAGGATTTCCTCACTGAGGACGCAGAGGTACCGGGACAGAAGTTTTGCCTTCTAAGTTTCCTGAGCCCGGAGAAGGTCCTTGTTAATAAGGACCACTTCATGTTTGAGCGTTTTCTTGAGACATACGAGCTCGATGTACGCGTAACCAGCATGGAGAAGTACCTCGTGAAGACGTTTGCAGACATCAATAAGAAGT